TGGTCTTCCTTGGAGGACCGAAGCTGAGCTTCGGCTCAGTATGCACAACCTTGACGTTGTGACGCAGCTACTGGAAGAAGTAGCTTACATACCAATTCCCGATACTTCACTCTACGAGACTGTAAGGTCTCTGTAGTTTCCGTATAAGGCATTTGTTCATGTTCGATTCAAGTGGACATGAAAACACTTTATCCTTTGGTGGATAATACCGTCACTGAATTTCGCAGTGGCAATTTCCGGTGGATTTCACACCGGCACTTTTCTTTTTGGGTTTTGATAATTAAAGTACTTCAGAGTTTACTTAGTTTGAAAAAATCCGCCGTAGTCATAGGCACACTAACTTCTAGTTGCTTAGACTCCTCTCCATCTCGTTTGACTGTAATAGTCCCCGAGGTGGTTAGTCGGTTGCGTTCCTCTTTCAGATTCTCTGCAATCCGGTCTAGTCGCCGTGCGTAGACATCCTTCATCTGATAGAAGCGTCTTTCGAGATATTCAAGTCGCAGCTTAGCACCGTCTTTTGCCTTCAAGGCTAAGGCGAGGGCTTCGTGTTTCTGGCCACAGAAATTCATCACAACAGGCTTACCAGACGGGTCCATCTCTAAAGCAGAGATCATACCGCAGTGATAACCTGGGAAGGAATTCAGCTGGCATGAAACAGGAATAAGATCATGTTTCAGATACTCTTCGGCTAGCTGCTTTCTAACTCTCCTGAAAGTCGCCTTTCGAAGGCACTTTGCACTACAGAACTTACCATCTTCCTGAGATTCAACAAAAGTACTAACATCCTTGACATTACCACACACAGAACACAAGTCGGTTGACATGTTGACGTGAGCGAAAGGAAAAACAGTAGATTCAAAATACTTCAGGACCTAGACTTTACCAGTCGAAGTCCCTACTTAACTTTTTATCTACAAAATTTCCATCACACGAAAACAACAACTTGAACTTCTGAAAATCGAAGATATAGTAACACAACGAAGTCAAAGCCGACAGAGCGCTGTAAGGCGCCCTGTAACGATCAACTAAGGCTTTATCTAACTCTTCAAGCACCTTATAATCTTTATAAGAGCAGTAGTTATCATTAATGGAGATGAAAATTTCACTTAATACTTCTGCATCTCTTATATCTGCTCGACCTAGCTTAACGATGAACTTAGCGGCATCAGGTACAAACATGTATTTACCACCGATGTTCAACATAAACTTTCCACAAAAAAGAGGATATTTGAAATCAAAGACCTTACATTCGAAGTTCCAGGTGCCAGCCAACTTTGTACAAGGATCGGGTACAGGGTAACCACTTTCAAATAGAATCAAAGAATCGTCCCCCCCGAAGATGCAAAAATGTGCGTCCTCAAGAGGGAGACAATCTAGCAAAGCCAGTGCTGCCGACCAAGTGTTCGAGCCGTAAGTGTCACAATTTCCAGACTTCTGCTGAAAAAGCAGATACGCTTCAAGGCCGTAGTTACGGTCTTTAACGTATGTCTGAAACTGAGACTTCTCCCAGAGGGTCTTT